ATTTATTGTCTTTTCACGATTTTGTGCGAATATTCGTTGCGGATGAAGGATTTTTTGAACAGATACTTAACCCAAGCGAATCTTTTGCGCTCATAGTTGTACGACAAATCATCTTCATGTAGATACGACTCTTGCTCCGTGCTTATATTGAAGTACGCCAACTTTGTGTCAAATCCGCAAATCGGTATGCGTATAAGCCATTCAAGCACGTAGCCGACATAGAAATAGAACGGCACGGCCAATAGCCACCACCACGAAACGATGCCTAAGATAGCAAGGATAGTCGTAGCACAATAGCCAAGCATTAACACCTCCTCTTGTTGCCACAAATGCGTCGTTTCATGCCGAGTGTCCGTCAACGTCCACTTGGATGCGTCCTTACGGACAAACACCCAAGGATAGAACGTTATAGCATTATAGCCTTTGAACGGAATTACCTTATTGAATACTAACCAAATCTTCGTCATCGTTTATACAATATAGTTATTTACTCTACCATAGTCAAAAATCACGAACCCAAATGCACCTTCGTTCCTTGAATCATCGTCCGACGTTGCAACCTTGAACGATGTAGTCGATTTCGAAATCAACGTAGCCTTGCACGGGCTGGCGTCTGTGTCGTACACATATCCGATGCCATACACACATATCATGCAGTACGCACTAAAGCTCGCTCCGTCGGCAGACGAAAGTGTGACCGTATATACACCATCGGCATCTCTTGAAATCGAGAAAGAACTTCCCGCCTTTGCCCATTGGTAATCGAAACCGACATGCCAACTATTATTTAAATAGTAAGGAACGTATGTTTCACCCATACCGATAATCATAGGCTGTCTACTACAATAGTGGTCTACCGATTCCTCGATAACCCAACGGTAAGAGGAATTGATATATAGGCATCTTAGTTTCAACTTTTGTCCTGCGTAAACCATCGGATGATGCTTAGAGAACGACATGCTATTTATGTTTTGTGTGCATCTATAAACGTTTCTAATAACGACATAGTAATTTTCGCACACAATATTTGCTTCCGCGCCAAGGTGTGCTGCGTCGGCTGGGAGGTTTATGTATATAACCGAACCCGACGTTGGCGCGATTTGTAGGTTCAAGCCAGTTTCCTCGAGGTTGATGTCCCAATAATAGAATCCAGCCGAATCGTATCTTTGCGTAGCGTATGACGAAATGTTACCAGCAGTCAACCTAAAGTTGGGCGTAAAGATACTACCTTTAACATAAGCATCCTGCATATAGCAAACACCATATTTCAAATCCACGCAGAAATTCGGTGCAAAGTGGCTACTGCTTGATACACCAGTCGGGTCGCTTGGGTCGAACGATGTATAATCGTTAGACGTACTTCCGTTTTTCTTTCCGTATGTAGAAATCATCCAATCGCCGTTAATGATTGCACTACCGAATTGCGCGTAGTTTCCAAAGAACGCTTTCGCAATATAGTATTGGTGGTCGGATTGCATTACAGACCAAGGCTTACCGTTTCCATAACTTGAGTTGGACGGGTTTTGGTTCGTGGAATTCACGTTAGAACCGCCATTTCCTGCGTTGTCAAGCATATAGAAACTACCATTGGATGCCTTTACATACGGTGCTTGCGTGTCTGTCATTACATACGTTGTACTGCTGTTCCAATCGCCTGCGAAATAATAGAAACGCCCAGCCTTTCCTCGTTGGCCGTCGTCTCCGTCATGTTCGTGTGCAACTACAGTTCCGTATATCACGTTCGGCGTTACGCCAACATTAACACCACTACATTTTAATGTCGTAGTGTGATTTTTACCGCTATCCGATGATTTTCCGCTTACAACAAACAAGTCGCCTACTCTACATAACGTAAAGTCGGGGTCGCCAGTAACTTTTGAATACGAATCGTTGTAGCCAATTGCGCCCCACGTGTCCCATTGGACGTCTGTGTACTTATTATCGCGCTTTAAGAATATCTTATAGCCCTTTCCTTCGGCTCCGTCGTTACCATCTTTACCATCTTTACCATCTTTACCATCTTTACCGTCGTTACCGTTTGTGCCGTTAGTTCCGTCCGTAACGATGTTCACGGTTTCCTTATCAACTACGGTATTATTCACATAGAGGAAGAATGTGACGTAGTTTGTAAAGTTCGTGCCTGCCGTAAGACCGCCGCTTGGGTAGTTGGTTACGCTACCGCCATCTGCGCTATACTTAATGGTGGCCTCAGATGGATTGCTTGAGGTTGTACCCGTAGCGACATCAAGTTTCGAGCTGCCACAAGTGATAACGTTTGGCGTGTAAGTACCATCTTTCTTGTGGGTAATGGCGTTAGCCGATGGAACGAGGTTATAGATAGCTCCGCCTTTCATACCAACAACGGCGATTGACAAAGCTATCGTGCCGTATGTGGCGTGCATTATTTCCACCTCCAGCGTTTCACGTTTGCTAACGGCTACACCGCTATCGTAGTGTATGCGAATCCATTGCTTTGTGCTGATGGTTTGGAATGTGGTCGTGAGCGATGTGCTGCCCGTACCGCTGCCGCTTGTTTCCAAGGTAAGCGAAGCGTTTGTAGGCTTAGATGTGTAGCGAATCTGACACAAGGCGGTAACATCTTCAACGCCATAGAAAGCCGCTATCTGCGAGTATATGTTAAACGCCGCAGCGGTTTTCATGTCGTTATCGCAGGCAACGCTATCCATCTCGTTAGACAAATCTACCGAGAAAGCGTTTGTGCCGTTAGTTCCGTCCGTAACAGTCGTCACATGAAATGTGTTTCCTATACTTCTGCGACTTGACATAATCTTTACATTTTTAATTTATAAAAGCAAAGTTACGCTTACACACCCGTCTAAGATGTGTAAGCAATAACGATACCCGTAATATTCTTTCCGTAATCGTTGACGGTGGCAAAGTTAATTTTTAACGTACCCTTACCGCCCGACATAGCAAGTGGGCGCATACCGTCAGAGCCTCTATCGGGAATATCGGGTAATCCCGAAGCGGTAATCTCGTTCGCATTTCCATCAAGGAGCTTTACCTTAATGCTGTTATAGGTCGGGTTCGTAGTACCACCAAGAACAGCAGCGTCCTCGCGCAAGCCTACCCAAATGGAGAATGTTACAGATTCATCCTTTCGCAGCGATGCGGCATTTCCGTTAGCACCGTTATATTGGATATACAGAAATTCGGGGTCTTGCATATCATCAATGCCAGCGTATGCCGTATAGCGAGTTTGGCCGCCCGAAGTGAACACGCATTTAACCGTTGCATGGTCTACGATGCTACCCTCGCTAACTTGGAAAGCGTTTGCGTATGTATTACCATCAATGGTCTTGCTTTGGCCGCTTGTACCCGTAGAGGCATCGTTAAGATACCATTGTGTAGTACACTCTACGTCTCCACCGTTGGAATCATACAGCTTTCCGTACATGGTGATAACCTGCCCTTTCTCCGTAATATCAGACACGCCGTTTACGAAGTTGATGATACCAAGGAATCCGTTACCTTGAATCTCGGTGATACGGATTTGTGCGGCACACTCGAAAGGAACGGCACTACCGCCAATGCTGCAAGAGCCCTTGAACGTAATCATATCCACATTGACGTTATCGGAACTTGCAAGGTTGCCCATAATCTTCAATGCTGGCATGTTCAAGGTTTGACTACCGTAGGTAACGGCCTTCGTGGTTTTCATAAACAGACCGCTTGGGCTTGTTGAAATACCCGTTTCCTCGTTGAAGGTGATAACCTGCCCCTCATACATCCATTGGTACGTGCTTTGCGGAACGACAAGCGATGTACCCGACAAAAGCGTAAGGTAAATCGTAGGTCTGTTAGCGTTCACAGTCCAATCGGGAACGGCAGAAGAGCCAGTCCATGCCTGCGAAAGCGACTTGTCTGATGCAAGATTGCCGTGCAGGGTTGTACCATCATCAAGTGCGGTAACAAAAAATCTATTACTAATTGAGCTCATAAATTATTCCTCCTCTTGATTTTGTTGTTGGGTTTCCGTTTCTTCTTCGCTGGTTTCGTTATTCTCGTCTTGCTGAGTGCCGCCGCCAAGAATGTCCTCCACATTACCTACCTCGTTTTCCTCGATAGTTTCCGTTTCGGCGTTTTCGGGCGTTTCGTCGTTCTGCTCGGTTTGTTCATCTACGGTTTCGGTCTGCGCTTCCTGCTCTACATCCTGCTCTTCTTGATGCTGCTCCTGCTGATTGTTGTTGTTAGGTTCAAGCCCCTCATATCCCATTTGGTAGTTGTTTTCTGCAATAAGGGCATCTGCCTCCGTACCCGTAATCTTAACAACACCCTGCAAACCGTCGATATACTCGTCGGGAGTGAATCGCACGCGGCGCAAATCGTTATTGTCAAGAATCCAATTCATGTCCTTTGTGCGGTAGCGTTCAAGGATAAGGCCGCTGCGTTGCGCGATATTCTCAACGACCTTGTAAAAAGTGATGTTCATTCCCATAATTCAAATCCTTTCTTTTATATTGTCTTAAATAAATCTGCCATACACATTCTCGCTGTTGTATGTAACAACCTCACCGTCGTATATAATCGGCTCATAAGCACCGATGATATACACAATAGGATAGATAAGCACATTGCCAGTCGACGATTGCATCGCAGAGCTGTCTAATGTGATTCGCTCACCCCATCCTCTGTCGGTTTCCGTGCTTTGTGTGCTGTTTCTTGTCTTCCAATTGAAACGCATGTGCGCCTGCTTTTTAGCATCGCTAACGACAGCACCTTTCACATTCACTACGGTACTGAAAGTCATTGTATTAACGTTAGAACGGTAAGCACCGCCATTTTCGCTAAGTACGTTCGTTTCAATATCGGGTATGCGCCACACGATAGAACGGTACACCTTGCTCGGATATAGTGTATTACCCGATTGCACGGCACGTAACACTATATTTATCTCCTCGCCATAAAGTGCATCAACTACCAAATTTCGTGTTCCTTGGCCGCTTACATAGAACGGCATGGTTTCGACGAGCACCTCGTTATTCCCGTCGACGGCATACCACTTAAATGTGATGTCTGTTGAAACATCAACACCGCCGCGATATGCAACGGCCTGCAAGGTAAACTGAGATTCGTCCATCGTTAGCGGATTGTAAGGAATAGAATCCTCGCAAAGCACATCAATGGTGGGGCAGTCAAACTCCGCATCCTTTGATGTAGTAAGGGTAAGAATCTGCTCCATAGCACCGATGCGCCCCGAATCACGCGGGTCGATGTATTGTGCCACACATCGAATCTGAACGGCATGGTCGTAGCCGACATTCTTTCTAACAACAAGCGTATTGCCGCTAAGATAATAATCCGCAGACGTGCTTGTAGTCATAATGTGGCTTTCAACATAAGCCGTGTTACGCCATTCATTAACGTACCAATCGGTGCTGTAGAAAGCAAGCTCATAGGAACGGTTCGCCTCAGAGTCAACACCCGTTATAGACGGAGTGATGATAAGCGGCGTGCGCTGGCGGTTTGGTTGCCAGTCGTTAGAGTTATCATAGTACCATTGCTCGGTAACGCCGTTAGGTGTCAGATTGAACACCATGTCAAGCGGTTTCAGCTCGGTAGTGATAACTGCGGGTTGTGATACATTTAATCTTCTTCCCATAATTTATGCTACAATTTGATTATCAACAATTCTTGTAAGTTTACCATCATCAACGGTTACATGCAATGTGAATATGGCCTTATTCTGATACGACCAATCTACGGGCATATCCGCGTTGGTAAGATGCAGGGTCTTTTCGCCCGAATGGAGCATACCCCATGTTACATCTGCCTCTGTTTGGCCGCTTTCGCTTGCACGCTCCCATACAAAGAACTCATCGTCGATGTCGGCTGTAATATCCACATTTCCATAGAACACATGCGGGGTAATAACCGTATCAACAGCACCGCGACGGAAAGAATACCCGTTGCTTGAAACAAATTCAATCGTAAGGTTATCGTTACCGTCCACCAAACGCCAATACGGGCTGTTCCATGCAGGCTCGTAATACACATCAACACCGCCTTGTCTTACGGGCTGGTGCTGGAGGCATTGCCAGCGACCGCCGTTATGCCGTACTTCGTGTATTTCGTACTGCTGTGTTTCCTCGTTGTATTCATTATATAAATAGATACCCGCGCCAACGGTAGGCGTAGCGGCCTGCGCTCCGTCCACCCAATCACCGCAGAATACGATAACGGGTACGGGCAATCCCTCGCGTGTTACCTTGATAAAGTTTCCAACGACAACACCCTGCGCGTAAAGCCAATCCGTATGTTCACCAACCTCATCCAAAACCGCCCGTACATTGGGATAGTTCTTTACAAATTCGGGTAGCTCACCGATGGTAACGCCATAGTTGCCGTTCTTTAGGATAGGCGAATCAACACCCGTATATTTTACTACACGGCCTTCTGTTGTGCTTATCATAAACATGCGCTGGCGACGGATAATGCTTGCCTTTATGCTTTCGTAGTCGGGGTCTGACGGATTAGAATAATCAATACAGCCCCAGCGTGCGATAGTCATAAGCTCGCAAGGCTCAAAGTTCCTTTGTGCTGGAACTTGCTGGTCGCCGTAAAGAACGACGCGAATCTGATTAATGCCAAGCTCATCCTCCGTGCCTAACGTTGTGTTATGTGTTGCCACGACGCGCATCCACGATGTATAGTATTTGTTCGCACCATCCTGCTCAACGGACGAGCTTTCGTAATCGCTAACGCCAGCCTGCTTTGCAGCAAGTGTGTTGATGATACCCTTGATAACGTTACCGTACATCTGCCCCGTGATATATCCGTCATATTTTTCCTTCAAAGAAAGTTTATAGTACGTCACGCCGTCGATTACCTCTTTTTCAACGTAGTCGATTTGGTCGTTATCGCTGAATACGGTATCGCCCTCCTGCGCCTGCAAACGGTTGATAAGCAATTCCACGACCTCGAGGAAAGAACGGACGCGCAATGATTCAAGCTCGGCATTTCCCAGCTTGTCTATGCGCCATCCCTTACCGCCGTATAGGCCGCTAACGAAATCGGGGCTTTGTACCGTATCATGGAAGAATACCATGCCGATAGAATCCAATCCCTGCTGGAATGTGATGCGGCCTTGGCAGACATCATCAACGATGCGCGAAAGCTTTGATTTCACGTCGCCAAGGATAGTGTCGCCGTAGTATTTTTCGAGGCCGTTCACTTGTGCGCGTAAACGGTTCAATCCATCTACGGTCTGCCCTATCTCGTTGACAACTATTTCTATATCATCGGTAAGCGTAATATCATACTGCGGCAAAACCTTGTCACCGTATTTCACGGTAAGCTGTTTCACGTACAGCATCTTTGTTACGCCCGCATATTGGAAACGCACAATGGTATTGGGCTTTATCTGTGCAAGCTCATAAGTATGTGTAGCCAAAAAATACTCATCGAATTTCAGCGGGTAGTCGAAATAGTGCTCGTTGTTTGCAACAAGGTATTCTGCCATAGCGGTATCAAGCTCTCCCTCTGCCGTGCTGATATACGACAAAGGCAATGATATGCCGATAATAGCGAACTTATCGCCCGATGCAGGCTTTTGGTACACGTTAGGCATAAGCACGCCGTATGTCGTGTTTTCTTTTTTGCACAACACCGTTATCTGTCCTGCGGAGCTGTCGGGGTATTTCTCGCCATCGCGGACATGACCATCATCCTCTTCCAAATTCGGATTATGGATAACGGGGTCAAACGTACCGTCGGGCTTGTAGAAATTCTTTTTATAGTCCTCCCAATCCACTTGAACGGGGAACGTGCAGCCAATACAAGCACCAGTCCGCATGTATATAGACATCTCCTGCGTAACTGCGGCACTTGCATACAAGTCAAATGAAAGCTGCGGCAAAGTAACCTTGAAATAGCTTTGTACGTAGTTTCCGTCGTCGTCCATAGTGTCGTCCCAATCATCGGATGGCACTACATGGCCGCGCTGCAATACGGTGTACTCGAAAGCAACGGTATCGCTGACATATTTCACGTAGATAAACGTGTTATCCTTATAGAATGAATACTCAACGATATAGCTGCCTGCCGTGTCTTTGAACGTGTACTTTTCTGTGCTTGCGTGCGTAAGGATGGTGTTTGGAACGGCTGTAAGGATAGCAGCCTCTTTCTCGTTCTTGGCATCTCCAGCAAGCTCGTTTACCGTAGCAACAAAGTTATTCCATCGTATATAGTCAACACCTTTCTCGCCGCCGCCATACGCCTCCACGTTTACAAGTGATGCGTTTCCTAACTGAGGCTTAATTTTTTCAAATTCATGCGACTCATACGATGGCTCGCCAGCCTTTAGCGGATTGGGATAGCTACCGTCCGCATCAATGTAGTCGATAATCTCCGTATTGGGATTATAGCCCGATGCGTAAGGATTGACTTTCTTGTTTACCGTTTCCGTATATATGCTCGGCATAAGGTGGCTGCGGGTGAACGGGTGTTTAATCAAGCGTACCCTTTGACCGCCTACAATACCGTCGTATATAGGGTAGGAGTTAGCGGCATTGGCATCATTGTCGATTGTGTAATCCCAGCTTTGGTCGCCATCCCAAATAATCTGCGGATAGCCGTAGGGTATATTATCCTCGCTGCCGTAGCCAGCAAGACGGGTGATAATCTTATTGTTCCTTGGCGTGCGGGAATTGTTCTTTAGGCCAACACCCTGCCCGAACTTGAACACAAAAGGCACATCGGGGTCATGCCCCTCAATGGGCTTTTCGTATATCTCGTTAGATGGCAGGCCGTAGATAATCAAGAAACGCTTGCCTTGGTCGTAATACTGCTCGCCCTCCTTGATGGTATCAATGATATAAGGCACTTCCCAATTGTTGTAGCCCGTTTTCAGTGCATCGGCAATGGAAACCTTATCAAATGAAAGAACATCGCTTAAAAGCTGGATTTTCGCCTGCTCCACGCTTGAGCTGATACCTACTATCCATTGCGTGCCTTGCAGGTTCTTATTCAGCTTTGCCACATAGTCAGCAAGGTTGCCAATCCATGTAAACGTCTTATCCTGCGACTTGAACTTTTCCTCGCTACTGCTAACGGCGACATCCGTGAAAGGAAAGTTTGCAAGCACATACATGGGATGATAGAAAACAAAGCTGTATTTCGTCATTCCCTTATGCTGGCTGTTATCTGCAACCATCCCCTCGCGGACAACCGTTGGCGGGTTTACAAGGACATATTTCACACCGTTATACAACACGTACTCGGTCATTGCAACGGAAAGGCCGTTATCCTTGTAGTACACATCGCCCGTTATCTTGTCTGCCAAAGACATAACAACGGAGTCGGAGGTGAATTTCGTCAACTCCAACTCGTTAAACGATGTACCGTCTGCGTTGTAAATCGGTAATGTTATATTTCGCCCTAATGTATTTGTACCCATCTTATAATTTTTACAAATGCAAAGATAACACCTAAAATCGTAAATCCCAAACAATACCAGCACCATTTAGGAATTTTTGTCTTTTCGACTACGGTATATTCCTTGTGTGTAAGCTGTTCTTGAAGGGAATCGCATTTAGCGACGTACTGCCTCAGAGAATCCCGTGCAAGCCGAAAATGCGCAATAGAATCAAGCAATTGCTTTTCGTATTCGCGGTTACGTGACACGGTTTCTTTTTCCTTATGCCATGTTTCTTGCTTGATGACGTTGCCTTGCGCATCGACCGTCATAACGGTGGAGTCTGATTTCTCGACCTTTGTTTCGGTTTCAACTTTCTCGGTTTCCTTTATCTCGGTCTTATGCTCCGTATCTGTTGAATCCACCTTTACGCTTTGAACATCTGTCGAATCAACTTTAACCTCGGTTTTCTGATGGTCGTTCTCAACAATATGTTTCTTTGTGGCGCAAGACGAAAACAGCAGCACAACACCAATGATTAACGCGATATATAACGGTGTACCGCATCCGTTGTTAAGCATTTGGTTCTTCTCCCACATACGGGTATAGAACTCTCTGTCCTCGCGTGTTGCCATAACTAAATATTTTTATATTCGTTGGTTGCATCAAACGAAGGACATGCCTTTCCTTTCCTATCAAGGTCACGGTGGCTCACAATCTTTGCCTTTGGATAGAGCTTGCGCAAATCCTTTAGCAAGGCAATCAAAGCAGCCTTTTGCTTATCGGTTCGCGTGTCCTTGGCTTTCATATTCTTATCGCAGCCGCCTACGTAGCAAACACCGATGGAATTTGCATTGTAGCCCTCACAATGCGCCCCGACAAGGTTTACATTGCGCCCGTTCCAGCGTTCGCCGTTCAAGCCGATAAGATAGTGATAGCCAATATCAGCCCAGCCCTTTGCTTTGTGCATCCTACGGACGGACTCTACGGTTTCTACGCGGCCTTCGGGTGTTGCCGTGCAATGCACAATGATACGGTTTATTGTACGCCGTGATACCTGCAAAGATGATTCGTTAGGAACGATAATAGCCCATGTCTTTTCGCCAACGATACCGTCGGGAACGAGCCCATGCGCCTTTTGAAATGCCTTGACTGCCTCCTCGGTTACTGCACCAAAGATACCGTCCTGCACCAAGTTCAGAGCGGCCTGCAAGCGTTTCACAAGCTCGCCCCTACTGCCTTTTGATAACACTACTGCCATAATAATTACTTTTTATATTTCGTTACTTGGTTCAATATCGTTTTTGTGCGCTGTTTCGCGCTCTTCTACCGTTGCAAAGCTGTTGTCGTCGATGTTTTCCATGAGACTAACCTTTTTGCGGTGCATACAGCCCGCTACACCGCATAGGAAAGGGGAAAGTACGTCGATGCGCCTGCCTAATCTTGAAATGTCTTGCTTGTACTGCAAGTCCATTTTGGTCATGCGTTCCTCTAATTCCGTGTACTTGGCTCGCATTTCCCGATTAATTTTCCTTTCCTCGTCGCGTTCATCCTTGTAGTGGTCGCGTTCGCCGCAAACCTCATCAAGTCTTTTAAGCAAGTCGTCGTGCATTTGTTGATAGGCATCTTGCATGGATTTAAAGGCATCGGCCTCAACTTGCTTTGCCTCGCCGTTTGCCTTTCGCTTACTTGCCTTCCAATGCAAGAACCAGCCCCCACCAAGAAAGATTGTAACCAAGGTGTTTATAAGGCTGTAGATTTCGCTACCAAAACCATATTCTCCCATAACGATACCTCCTTTCTTTTAAGACATTCCCGTTTGAGCGTTGTTGTCGACTATTTCATCGCTACGGTTACGGCTAATATTGTTTGCCGTTGTTGCATTGCTATCAATAGCCTTGGTATCAAGTGGGATAAGTGCGCCACGCTCCTTGATGATGCGGTCAACCTCATCGGGTGCTGCATCGGGAGAATTTTCGATTACGGTCTTCATTGAAAGCCACTTGGCCTCCATAGAAAGGTTCGTAATCTTTGTATTGTTCGTCTCCAGCGACCAAGGAACAATCTTTGCACCAATGTGCAGCTTGGAATATTTATCCACGCCGTTATTCTCCAAATCCAATCCCTCTTGATGCAGATATACCATGTCGTTCACGAATTTACGCCAATCCAATGCGCTTTGTGTAGCAAGTGCATAGTCGTTAGACATAGCCAATGCGATGCCGTTGCCGCCGCTGTTGGTGGCTGTAATATCCTTTGGCGTGATGAACGATGTAGAGCTGAATAGTGAAATCTTTTCCTCAAGGGTTTTAAGATACCCGTCCATAGTCTGCGGTTCGGGGAACTCCAGCACCTTTGCATCCTGCTTTCCGTTGGTTGTGTCACTTGAAAGATTGATGATAAGGGTGCTTGAATCGCGCTTGAACGACTCGGCATCCATCTCGCCCGTGAATACAAGTGCGAACGTACCGAAACGCTTCAATGCAATATCGTTGATGTTTGCCATAAGCTCCCACATCTCGATGGTGCTTTCAGCATACTCCCAAGCCACTTTACCGCGCTTGATAAGCAAAGGACAACGGCTGAAGCCATGCTTTTCCATCGTAATCTCCCAGCCCGTATCACCTTGCATTACGCGATAGTGGTTTGTGTTGTCGTATGTGTCAATTATTTTCTTGTTATCAACCATGTAGACGATAGAACGGGCGATTTCGTAGCCGTATTCATCGTAGTTTGGCACAATCTGATAACCGTCCTCGTAGCTGTACGTGGTTACGATAGTCTTGTTTTCAGATTTATCGAAACTGAAAAGCAAGCCCGTGTTACCAAGCTGCTTACAAGTGTTGATAGCCTGCGAAAGCCACCAGTCCATATCACGGTCAGCCCAAGCATCCTTAACCTCCTCAAATGGGTCTATACCGCCGTTATTGGCGTCGGTTTTGCCGAGGTTAAAGAGTAACGGATTGGCTGTCAGCGAGCGAACGTGTGCCGAGTGAATCAGCTTTTGGAACGATGCCGTTTGTGTCATGTCAAGCATACCCAATGGCAGCTCGCATCCGTCAATAGAAACCTTGATATGCGGTATTGACCTATTCATAATGATATGATGCAGGTCGGGACGATACTCCGTGATATACAAATCCTGCGACACGGGCTTTAGCGTAAGATTCGTGAAACCAGTATCAATCATGGAATTAATCTGAATGTCCGAGTTCTCGTAGCCGTGACCGTTCATCTTACCGCCGCGAGTGAAAGGCTTCATCTTTGTAAGCCTTTCGGGTTCATGCAGAAACCATTTGATGTCGTGTAATCTAATCATCTTATATTGTACTTAATATGTTTAATATTTCGCTTGCGTTCCGTATCTTTCTTACACGGTGTATTCTTGTATCGACCTCCTCTTGGCCGTTGACGTTAAGTAAGGCCAGCATATCGCTCGCCTGCGCTTTCTTGCGCATAATGCCAGCGTCGTCACGTAACATTCGGTAGCAGTCGTATATAG